ATATTAGGGGTACAATCAACGCAAAGCCGATAAAGCTACCAAAGGTAACCAAGGGCAAAAAGAACGCTCTAAAGCCCTATCAGTTAGACATGATATTTCAGCATTCTGATATATGTTCTATCACCAAAGCTATCATTGAACTTTATATATTAACAGGATGCCGGATTAGTGAATTATGCAGACCTGATTTTACCTGGGATCAGATAGATGCGGAAGGTGAAGTGGCTTATATTAAGAACAAAGGACACAAGAAAGACCTTGATACACCTTTAGAGATTCCTTTCTTAAAGGATCACCATCAGCGATTGGTCAAGGTTATCAATGATTACTTTAAACCTATCCACTTTGAAGCGCATATTTATCCTATCCCTATAAATGCAAAGAATGTTTATGATCGAATTTTATATGCGAGTAAAAAGGTCGGGTTTAAATTTACCCCCCACGATTTAAGGGATACTTCTGCTACAATCTTACTGAGGGAGTCTGGGAATATCTATGCCGTAAAAGAGCATTTGGGTCATGCGAGTGTAAAGGATACTGAAGATGCTTATGCTGATTGGATTATGGATGATAAAAGAAAATCTTCAGCTTCTATTATCAGGGGTTTAAATAAATCAGCTTAACTGCTCCGTAAGCCTAATGGAAGTGTCATAGACACCATTCGCTATTTCTTTAAATCTTAAGCTGTCATCAGACATTCTTACATAATAATAATCAGAACTATCATAGTATAGGAATTTATAATGCGCTCCATCTACAGCATCACGCATTGATTCCAGGCTCGTTTTATATGTGGAGCTGACAAAATTTAACCTAAAAGACCAAGTTCGCTTTTCCCCATGACTTTGATTAACAAACCTATAACCTTCATAGGTAAAATTATCTTGATTGCCGTGCGTGATGGTATATTCCCCAGCCAGATTTACATTAGTCAAAGAAACCTTCGTACCTAAGATCACTTCAGTAAGTGTGTTATTTGCTGCAACACTTTGTCTCAAATAATAATAACGTGTCGCCGGTGAAGCACTGCTTACAGTCACTCCAGTTTTAACAGTCCATCCCTCGTTGATTGTAGTCATGCTTGAGCCAGTAATCCCTGTGGCAAAAGCGTTGGTTGTTGCGCTGTCATTTGCATACCAATCTATATTATCCGCATCTTCAGCCGTACTGTGAACAGCAATACTATCTATTGTATTTCCTGATGCCGTAAGATCAAACTGCACTGTATCATATTGTGCAGGCATACCAGCCGCAGTGCTGATTGAAATATCAGTAAGCCTGGTTTCATTGGTAGCGGAAGTTGCATCAGCAGCAAAGTTATTTGTACCACCAGTTTGATCACCACCGACTGGATCTGCTGAATAAAGATTTGCGTTTGGGTAGATGAAATACTGAGCCATTACAAAGCCTCTATCAATTTAATCTTTGCCCTATAAACACCAAAAGCTATCTCTTTAAAGGATAGCGATGCTTCATCCATATAGACATAATGGTATGAAGATCCATCGTAGTATAAAAAGTTGTAGTACGAACCATCCATGCTTCTTTTAAAACTTTCAAGCGTTGTTTTGTATGCAGATGTTATGTGACTCAAGCTTAAATTCCAAAATCGCCTCGCCCCATACTGCTTTATAGAGAACTCATTCCCGCCTTTGGTTTTGATAATATCATTCCCATAATCTATACCCTCTGTACTGCCAAGGATAATATTGGTTAAGTCTAGCTTTACCCCAAATATAACTTCTGTAACTGTAGTCACCGCCCCTTCATGCGCTGACATATACCAATATCTCTCGGAATTTCCAGCGGTTAATGTTGAAACCACATTCCATCCCGCCAATGTAGCGGCAAATGTCACTTGCTCTGTTGTCGTAGATGAGTCGGTTGCACTATTCGTATAAAACCGAAAGCCATCGCTATCTGCTGCTGTTGAATAAAAGGCCACTGAATCAACGGCATTTATTGCAGCCCCACCCTTATCTACCCTGATAGTCGCATGCTGTGCTGTAAAGTTTGCAGCGCCAGTTATACTATTATCTGTTAACCTTTCATCGCTTGTAACCTTTGATGCGCTGGAAGTGTATGTTCCACCGCCATCGGGAATAGAACCACTGTCGATTGCATACGCAGTAGTTTGGCCGCTTAATGGATATACAAAGTGTTTAGCCATTAGGACACCTGAGTTATATCCATTTTAATTACAGATTCCGACTTAGAAATCTTTGTAATCATAAAATTCTGGTTAGAGAAGGCTGTCCCATATAGCGTTATTTCACTAGGCACATTGGCAAGGCTCACAATATCTCCGATTTCAGATTTCAAGTACACCGCATTAAAGGCAGTGAAACTCACCACATTCTTACGTACCTGATAAATATCCTTATATAGATCGTGTATTTTGGTTGCTACAGCCTTGGCATTTGCTGTGCTATCGGCTTCAACATCAAATCTAATCTTATTGCAATCTACTACAAGGTCTAATGAATTATCTCTATTGTAGGTAGAATTATTAGGAGAAGCAGTTTCAATATTCAAACGATTTGTTCGTGGTCCATAATCGTAATCATACTCAATGCGAATTTTAGTTTTTACATTCCCAATCCCAGTTTTTCTAATTTCATTAATCTCACAATCATCAAAATCAATGGAATAAGTTGGACTCAATGAGCCTGGGTCATAAGCCGATGCTAATTTCCTATCGACCAAAGTGGCTTTACCTTCACCATTAATAAAGAAGTAATAGCAAAACTGTCTGCATATGTCATCTATAAGGTCAAAAGCTTTGATCCTATCTAACTGACTAAAGGCTATTTTATATGTGCTTGTTGCAGCGGCAACCGTATCAAAAGAAATCATATTAATATTGGCATCAGCTAAACCAAGTTCAGTTCTAAGGATGGATTCTATCACAAAAACCGGATGCTCAATTAGGCTTCCAGCGTTATGACTGTTACCTGGAGAACCCCTGGAACCATCTACCCAGCTAGCATACTCTCTACCAGCAGCAGAAACATAGATCACTTGTAAATCTTTTGGGAAATTGAAACTTTTTTCAACAGATACATAGTCAAACTCGGGCATTTTACCCGACCACCAATCTTGCCTATTTACCCATTGTAATTCTTCTACAAATCCAATATGTGAAGTTCCATCGCTAGGTGTGTATTCAACCTCGATAAAAGCTGCATCAAGTGTGACTGTTGCGTTAGTGCCAGCAGCTCGGGTTGCAACAAAGGTAATCTCACTGGAAAAATCCCATGAAGTTATTTCTGGTGTTGAATAGGACATAACAGGGTCCGTAGTGCCAACACCCCCAGTTAGAAGTGTACGCTGTCCTGTCCCAGCTATATCAACCTCGGTTGTAGCCGCTGTCCCATCTATTTCTAATTGGATAGCTGCGGCTGCATTAGTTACACCACCAATAATAATAGATTTTATACCATTGGTTGCTATCACTCCCAGATTTGATACACTCCCTACACCAAAAATAAATAGATCGTCAGCCCCCGCACCATCTGTGCTTGCAGCGAGAGTAGTTTGTAAGAATTTATCTCGGGTATAATTGGAGTTAGTTGTATGGTCTGGTATAAGATCTATAAGGGCAAAAGCGGTTCTAGTGTTAAATTTTATTTCTGCATCCGCTTCCGATACTGTCACATTACCACTTGGTAAAGCGCTATATATTCCACCATTATAAAGGTATGTGGTGCTAGCGTTCATGTTAAACATTACTTCTGTATCACAAGCAGCCGTAGCTTTGTTACCATCGGTATTAAACTCGTTTATAACAATTGCTGGCACTTTAGATCGTGTGGCCCACCTTTCAGTATTTTCAATAATGACCCCGGAGTCATAAGAATCTGTATGTGTGTGGTCCCCATATAAAATTGGGATCGGTTTATTAAAATTCTTTTCTGGAGCGTAATGAAAATCGTTAGCAGTATCATCCTCTTTAATTAGCGTTTGTGGTAGAGCAGTGTTAATGGATGTTCTAAAGTCATTAAGCTGAACACTGATTTTCTTACTATCATATTGGAAGTCTGCTGCAATCGAACCGTAGCATACTATCTCTTTGGTCAGTAACCCTGACAGCTCATTCGTTATTACATAGATTTCAAACTTCCGATTATCATAAGCATTGGTTCCTACCAGGTCTGAAAATCTTTTATTACTGTCAAAAGCTTTATCGTTTATAATATTAAGCGTAATGCTATTCTGTGTAGTTCTAAAAGTAAAAAGCTGGAGATCATACGAAATATCACCCATAGAAGATACCACGCCCCTATAGAAATCACTTCCATCTGTAAAATCAGAAGTAGATACACCAGTATAATTAGACTCATCGCCATAGTATAGGCGAATAAGGAAAATGGATCGTGTAGATCTACTGTTTAACTGGTTGGTTAAACTTGTATTAAGATCTAGCAAGCCCTACGCCTTCTCGATTCAATGCGGGTATTAGCTCATTCCTTACAAAATCTTCCTGAACAATTCCACCGTGTATATTGATATTCACACTCTGTGATGGTTGTCC